TTAAATCTTTTATATATTCGTAAATTTGATTAGGATCTTGTTCGTCTTTATCTAATAAAGATCCATAATCAGAAGATTTAGTAAGTAAACTATAATTATTTCTTTTACAGAATTCTTCTACAAAAGGATATAGTCCTGCCGGTAACTCATGCGAGTTAACATTAAACAATCTGATTTTACCGTCCCATATTTTACGTTTGTACAATTTCATGTACTTGTAACCAGGAACAAAGAAAGAAAAATACTCGCTTAAGCCTTGAGCAATACCAGGATCGCAATCAACTAAAGCTATACTTTCATTTTTCTTCCATATTTTTATATTAACCGCCACTCTCAAATATCCGCCACTTAATCATATTACTAATAGTTTGGTGTCGCCAATTTACATTATTCATTATTTCGCTTAAAGTATCTATTATAGTTTTCAGATACTCTATTTTTTCGACAGACTGTTGTATTTCTGGATCTGAGTCATAATAATAATCCATCTCGCCTTTTAATATTTTAAGGCCATCGAACGGATCGTGCTTCCAACCTTTTTCTATTATTTGGTCTTGATCCATCTTTCCGTTATAATAAAGCCATTTGTCCTTCAATAATATCTTTTGTTCTTGTTCAGCTTTTTTTAATCTAAGCTTTGCAAGAGAAAGTAATTCTAAATATTTAGCGTGGAGTACAGGTGTTTGACGTGATGATTCGTCTAAACTAGATTGACCAATAACACTGTCGCTCGACCACATGTCGAGGATCATTTTTAAATCCATAATATATCCTAATTTTATTCAATGTCAAAGTATGAGAATCTAAACGATATAGGGAATGTCATATATTGTACATCACCTGCCGCTGCCTCAAATGCAATATCACCTAACAAAGTTGGTACTGCATCTCTATATATTATCTTCTTCGCAACGTTATTGTGGCTAGTTAGTATCGATAAAGTTATGTTCGCAGTTGATGGACCTTTAATACCGTTAGCAGCTTCAGAAGCTTTTACGTCAGGTGCTTCTACAAAAGACGTTAACCAATTATACATTTCAGTATATGCTGACAGGTTCTCATCCATAATAATCATTGCAGTCATTTCACCGAAAACTAATTTATCACCAGTTAATGGAATGGATCCTATTCTTTTATAAGGAACTTCAATAGAAGTTATTTGCATATCTGGATGTTGTACTGACTGTGCAAAATATTCAATATTCGGAAAGTACTTACGATTAATTCCTAACTTAAAACCAGTAGGTTGTAAGTAATTAACGTTGCCAGTAATACTAGATTCTAAAATACCAGTAGATGTTGTTGTGGTTGATATAGCCATATAATCTTCCTCTATATGTGACTATTTATAATAAAAAAAGGGCCGCCGAAGCGACCCTTGTGGAGGTATTATTTTCCGTAGGCTTATGCCATGATATTGTCTACGCGGAAAATTCTGTAATACTGGTTGGTTTTTACTGCAGCCAAACCATCAGCAGGTGTTGCACCTACGAATGGGTTTGATGCCATGCCGTATCGAGTTTTAAAACCGATTTTTGGCTGGAAGTTTTCTTCCCCTACCGCACGAACCATAGTTAATGGTACGTATGGACAATAGAAGATACCTGCGTCGTATGGGTTTGTACCCTTATAACCAACAGTTACGTAATCTACAGTTGCATATGGGTCAATATAGACTCGTGTACGACCGTTAAGAACACCAGCAAATGTGTTGCCTGTGTCATCTACGTTCAAGTTAGTTGATAGTGCAGGAGTGTAATCCAACATGCCTGAAGCTGCAAGAGCAGAAGCAACGTCTGAAGAACAGATAATGAAGTTACCTTTTCCTCTACGTGTTTCTTTTGCAATTACGTTTGCTTCACGTTCGATTTGAACGATTAGACCTTTGAATTTTTCAACTGACCAACGACCATCAGCATCTGATGACATGTTAAACACACCATTGATTGCTGTTGATGCTTGTAGCGCACCAGTTTTCGCTTGTGAGTTGATTGTTCGGATAACTTCACGGTTGATCTCAGCCAAGATTTCTGTTGATAGAATGTTGGCTAACTCTGTCTCAGCGTCAAGACCATGAATTGCTTTCAAGTCTTGTGCTAGTTCTAGAGTATATTCCGCTTTCAACGCACGTGACTTCGCAGTCACAGTTGATTTCTCAATGGTGAAACCCATTTGCTCGAAAGCATTTGAGGCTGAATCACCGAGAGCTTCAGCAGAGTCTGTTGTCATACCAGAACGAGCAAGATCAGTAGCACGGTCTGAGTCGATCGTGTTTGGCGAGCTTGCGTTGGTTACGTCTAGACCTGAACCCTCTTGAGTAATAGCCGCCGCAGTTTTTGTACCTGAATGGCGAGTATTAGCTTCGTTGAAGAGAGCTTCAGTTTTGTTAGTTGCACCACCGTCGAAACGTGATTTCATCGCAAAGATGAGACCTGTTGGACCTGACATAGGCTGAACACCAGCAACGTCATACGCCATTAGATTTGGCATTGCACGTCGTACAAGTGAAATCAACACAGGATCCCATGTTCCGATTGAACCAGTGTTAGCACCGGCTGGAGCAGCTTCTGTGATGAAGCCTTGATTTTGAGCACGCTCTTCACGTAGAGCTGTCTCTTGGTTTTCTAAGATAGCAGCAGTTACGCTACGTCTATGAGCATCTTTGATAGTACCGGCAGATTCTTCATTAAGTACTGGTGCCCACTTTTCGACTAATTTGTCATAAGATTGCATTTGTTTGGACTCCCAAATTTATGTTTGCGCCGACTTGCGGATCGCGGTTAGGTATTGTGCCATTGTTCCAGTTGCTTCAACGATGTTACCATCGTCATCTTCAACTGAGTCTTCAATTACAGACTCAACAGCTTCTTTCTTGAAGTATGACTCTTTGACTGTTTTTACTTTTTCTGCAAAAGTATCTTCATCTTCAAAGGTAATATCTCCGACCAACTTCGCAAGTTTTTCAACTTGTGTTTCTGCTAAATCTTTTGAAGCTTCACGAATTACTTCGTGCCGTTTCATTTCTTCTAATTCTTCAGCAGTTTCGATGGCTTTTGCCATAGAGCTATTCAGAGCTTCTTCTAACTCTTCTACCTCTGCGGCTAATTCGTCAACTAGGTCAACTTTGGATTCAGGAACATCAATGTAAGACTCTGTAAACAGATCTTTCAATGAATTCATAAACTTCTCAGAAATTTCGGTACGTAGACCTGATTCTACAGCAAGTTTATTTTCTTCCATCCAATTTTCAACTACATAGTTCAGATAGCTATCAACTTTCTCGACCATATCAGTTTTAGCTGCTGACATTTCTTCTTCGAGCTCAGTTGCGTAGTTTTCCTCTAAACGATCAATTTCTTCTGATAGTTTAGATTTAATAGCTGCTTCAAAAATTACGGCTGTTTTAGCTTTAAACTCTTCAGAAAGAGTAGCTTCAGACTCGATTAATGCGTCTAGATCTGAAGAAAAATCAGCTTGATATTCAACGATTGGTTGATCATCAGCTTCTACTTCTTCTGCCACAGTTTCGCCCATAAGTTTAGCATACATTCCGGCAAGCTCTTCTTTCTTCATTTTGCTTGCTTTCATATACATTGCATTAATCATACCAGCTTTAGTTCCTGGCAACTTTTGCATAGGTTCTGACGGACCGCCTTTGCCACCTGGCTCTTTTGCAGTCTTGCCTTTTCCTTCAGCACCCTTTACAGAAGCGACTGATTGTGCCTCTGCATTTTTAGGATCGTGAGCTTCTTCGATTTCATTCTCGTCGAGCTCAACATCCTGGTCTTGGATTTGATCAGTCATGTCTTGACTCCTATATTATAGTTTAGTTTTCAGTAACGAGAGGAAATTCTTAAACTCACGAGTCTGAGTCTCATAGAGATCAGCACGTGGAGCTGTTTTAATTTCAGTCTCCATTTTTTCAATTTCTTGAGCTTCAATGATGCCATTATTCCAGATCCAGTCAACGCCTTCCATAATTCCATTAACAAAAGCTCCGGGAGCTGATGGATCTTGTACGATGTCAATCGTATTAAGCATAAAGTCATCTTTGACATACATGGCGTCGCCACGCTTCTCAAGGCTACCCATACCACGAGTTGAGACACCTAGTTGTACACCACCTTCAAGTAAACCTTTAACAATTTCACCCATTGGAGTGCCCAATATAGTTGCCTTACCCATCACATTATTGTCCTCAACTTTGAGGTCTGTTATGAGATGGGAAACTTTGTCCAAGTTAACAGTAGGACCATCAGGGTGATTTAATTCACCAACGGCCCGTTTAGTTGCAACTTGTTCTTTGGCGTATTTTTTTACTGCATTTTCCATAATCATTTTTGGATAAATACGACCATTTCTATTCTTTTGTTCAGCTTGCGCGAATACGCCTTCGATAGTATAACTCTTACTACCGTCCTCCTTGGCTTCTACCAAGCATTGGATATTCTGTTCTGTGTATTCAGCAATAAGCTTCATTAATCTACTTCCCTAACGAATTGCATGATCATCTTTTGTGCATGCGCTTTCGTGTCATAAGTGTCTAATTTCTCACCGTCAACATATGCTTCAAACTTTTCATACTTCTGTATGATTTCCAGTTTAAACCCCATATATTTTCGTTTATATACTGTCCGTTCTTTTGTAACTGCTTCTCTAAGATTCTTCAGTGTCTTCATCGGAGTCGTCTGTATCATCGTCGTCGTCAACATCTACGTCATCCTCTTCGACCTCAGAATCAGTTTCGTCATCAACTAACTCATCGGCGTCATCTTCCAAATCTAGTTCTAGTTGCTCTTCATCTTCTTCAGATTCCATTCCATTATATATTTGACTAGATACTCTAATTTTTTCTTGTTCTAAAGTATCAGCAAGCTTTTGATTCATAATATCTACAAATGTAGTATTAGCCGATGCGTAATCTTTATCAGCCGCTTGTTGTATCAATTGTTCAATGTTTTCCATAATATCTCCATTTCCTATTATTTATAACAAAACTATTCTTCATTGGGAATGTTTTGTTGATCAGTTTCATTATCAGTTGGTTGCTCTTCATCAGATTGTTGTGCAACTTGTTTAATATCGTCGTCGTTAAACATCAATACGTTTTTCATGACCCATTCTTTTGAGAAGTAGTCACCTACATATTGACTTACTTGGTCTAGCGTTTGCAGTCTTTCTCTAAGTAGTTCAGCATCTTTTAATTCTGTAAAATGGTTATCTCTCGTATAATCAATAACTAGATTATTCTTCCATTCATTCCAATCTTCTTCAGTAATTAAACCTTTCATCACAAGTTGTTTCTTTAGAATTTCTAAGAACAACATTGAGAAACGTTTACGAAGTCTGTCAATAAACTTCTGAAATTTTAATTCATCTCTACTTATCTCTGTAGATCGACCTAAACTAAACTGCGCTTCCTGTTCTAATCTGTTTATAGGTACATTAAGTGAACGGTACAAACGTTTTTGGAAGTAAATGATATCGTCGATTTGTCCCAGGTTTTCGCCGCCTGGTAAGGTAGAGATCTCAGTTCCTCGACCACCTTCTCGCCGCGGTAACCAAAAATCTTCAAGCATAGACATATGTTTGCGATCATCTCTTATTTGTCCTGTGTCTGCGTCATATACAAGTTTATTTCGATAACGAGCCATAATGTCTTTCATATATTGCTCGGATTTACCACGAGGTAAGTTACCTACGTCAATATAGAATATTCGTCTCTCAGGCGCCCGTGCAAGCCTGTAGATAACCAGTGAGTCTTCCATCATTCGAAGCTGGTTAATTGGCTTCAGAGCTTTATGTAAATGTGATACAACTTTCTTTCTATCAGCCGATAAAAGTCCGGATGTCACATAACTTACCGAATCATGAGATAGTTTTACACCTGATGTCTGTTGTCCAGGTTTCTCTTGATAAATGTAATATTCATCAACAGATTCAACTAAGTTAGCCCCAGTTACTGGATCTTTCTTTTTCTTTACTTGTTTTACTTTACGAATCTTTGCAGAGTCAATAGGTCTAATCTCCTGAATACCTGCTTTAATATTAGATTCATTTACAACAAGGTGATGATATAAACGGCCATCAATATACCAACGTTTAAACATGTCGTGGCCATTATTTGTAAAGTCCAACATCGATAAGACGTTATCGAACTCTTCTGTAATTCCTTTTTTAATCTGATCTGATACTTCAACTTTGTCAAGAACAATAGAGACCGGAGCCTCTTCTTCTGAAGCTGAAACAGATTCATTAATAATATCTTCTATAGCAGCATCAACTTCTGGGTGTGTTGCAACGCCGCGGTATTTCATTATCATTTGATGATTGTCTTTAGAATCATCTCCATCAATATTAATATACTGACCATAATGAGAACCAGAAGCAGTAACGTATCCTGCACCATCGTCGTCTTGACGAGGTACAATAGATTGTAACTTCTTATCTTCTTCTTTTTTATTTGCTCTTCGAATTTCGAAGCCAAATATTTTTAATGCATTATTGTCGGCCATAGTTTATCCTAATAGAATACGGAGGGGCAATGCTGCCCCTCCTTCTAATTTTCAATTATGTGGTAGTATTGGATGTCCAATACTGGTACGTAAATTCTACTGTAAATTCTTCAATCTGGTCATTAGCATCATATGCAAGATCAATTGGAGAAATTCCTGTCGGAAATGCAGCAACAAATTTATACGTTTTAAGAACCGTTTCATCTTTATCTAGCTGATCAACTGTTAAATCTGCTTGATATTCTGTTGGGTTTCTTAAACCAGTATTAAGTGAATGGGCGTTAATACCATTCATCCAACGTTCCATTGAGTTTCGAATTGTGAAGTTTGTATCGTTTATGATAGTAGTTGTCCATGGTTCGAAAACACGGTCACCAGCCATTTGTAACTGACGACCACGGAATGCAACAGGCATTGCTGGTATGGTTGAACCGGGAAGTTGCCCTGTTCTACACATAAATGATGTTAACTCAACATCACCCTCAGCATACGCTGGAAATCCTAATGTTACCTTAAATAAGTTGGGGCGAGCACCGCCACCAGCTAGTTTTGCTTTAAAATCGTCTACACCTAAAATAGCCATTTTTTACCTCCTTACACCCCTGCGATTTCTGCGAAATCAACACCGGTACGTACGGCAACAAAGTTAAGAGTAACAAAGTTGATTGAACGTGCAGGTTTAACGAGGACCGTAGCAACAAATTCATTTCTATCTATAACTGCACCCGTGTTGTTTGTTTCGTCACAAACCACTCGGAAGTCTGTTATACCACGACGACCTTTGATGTCTCGTAAGAATGGCTCTACAACTCCAACAAATTCTGCTCTTGTAAATTCATCGTTGAATTCAAACATTACGTTTCGAGCTGCAATTGAGATTGCTCTTTCGATAGTCAAGAACAAACGACGTACGTTAATACGATCGAATGCAGAAGGTCTTGCGAGTTTTGTTTTATCACCAAATAGCAATAAACCTTGGCCAGGAATGTTCGCAATTGGGTTTACACCGTTACGATATAGCACATCTCTCTGAGCTTTATTTGGAGAGTATGCAAGTCCTGTTACACCAAGATACTGACCACGTCGTGGACCAGCCGGTGAAAACCATGTTGCAGCCGTTACGTCGGTAGCAGCCATGATACCTGCGGTTGAAGAGTTTGCCGGAATAAAGATAAACTCGTCGTTATGTTTATCATACACTTTTAGAAAGTTGTTATCAACTACTAGATATGATGATGAAGTAAACGTAGCGGCAGTTGTTACAGCATTTGTATTAGCGGCTGTCGCATTTACTCCTACAATATCGCTTCTTGCTGGCGAAGCAACAACAACACAATCTTTTCGTTGACCTTGAGCAATACTTACAAGATCGTTAACGATTGTTGTTGTGTCAGTTCTAGAATTCATTTGAGGAGCAATCATAAGATCCACTTGGATATTATCTTTGTCTTCAAAATTATCAAAGCCTGCAATGTAATCTCCTACGTCCATATTTTCTGATTCATCACCTGAATCTAGGTCGTAGTTTTTAGCAGCTAGTACAGGAGCTGAAAGCTGATAATCTTTACCAGTATCAGCTGCAACACCAGCATTTGCGACTGTATAATCAGAATCAAATCCGGCCATCCAGATATATTCTGATTTTCTGTTAATTACGTCTCTTACAAAGTTTGTAGATCCGTCCGAAGTTTTAGCGTTTGATGCTAGCGATACAAAAGGATATGTTTCTAGAATAGTTCCTTTTGTTCCAGTAAATTTACCACCATCATCAACGATTGCAACATGCACTTCGTCGTTGACTGCAGTTAAACCTTCAGCGAAAGCTGAAGTACCTGGAGCGGCATCAAAGTTATCTTTATATGTCCAACCATTAAATGCTGAATCAGCACCTTGTTGTGGACAAAGTGATACTCTTAAACTATTGCCTAGTTCACCTGGCCATTTAGCTATAAAAGTATGTTTATCAGAATCAAATCCTGCTAGGGCGTTATCCCATGTATCGGCGTCTTTGATCCTAACATTTTTTCCGTTTGCTGCTTCGTTGTGGTTATAAGCGTTAAAGCCATCGCTATCGCCTAATACACGAACTACTTGAAGAGCATTTGTGTACTTTAAAAAGTACGCTGCTGAATGATAGTCAACAGCATTTGCAGATGTGGGTGTACCAAATGTTTCAGCTAACTCGCCTTCGTTAGAAATAAGAGTTGCTTGATCCACAGGGCCCCATCTGAAATTACCAACAAGTGCGCCAGTAGAAGAAGAAACCGCTGGCACTACACCAGATGCGTCGACCTCTCTTACCGTAATTGCCGGAGATTCTGAAAATGCCATGATTTTTTCCTCTCGAAAATTTTAAATTATATGCGGGTCCATAATACGAAGTTTGTCAATTACTGTTATTTATAATATTTAAATATCTGGCAAATATTCTATAGCCCATGGTATACCTTCTTCATTTTTTTCTTTTTGATCTGGTAATCCATCGTCTATATAACCAAACGGCGGCAAATCATCTTCTATTTCTTTCATCTTATTTTTAAACATCATTTCTTTTAAGTTAATGTCTGTCATATCAGAAAAATATTGTGTCGACATAAAATAACCTAACATAACAAAATTCATCACTAAATCATCATGATTGCCTGTTGATGCTTCATATGACACGCCTTTTGCTACAAACGTAGATATTTCTAATATAGTATCATCATCGCATATTTCTAGCTTATTATTTTCTAATATATCTTTAAATGATGAA